TATATTATTTTAGGTGATGATTCATATGTGATTAATAAAGATAATGCGAATACTGATTGAAATGATATAAAGATTTTTTATCACTAATATATACGGGCGTAATAATTATGGATACAGTGAGTACTCCTACCCAAATACATACTTTACATGATAAATGGAATGTATATTACCATTTACCAGATAATAATGCATGGGATTTAGCAAGTTACACAGTATTAATGGATAAGGTTTCTTCAGTTGAATCTGTTATTGCGCTTTCAAAAGAAATACATGATAATGTAATTCGTAATTGTATGCTTTTTGTTATGAGGGATGGCATTTCGCCCATGTGGGAAGATAAAAAAAATAGAGATGGGGGATGTTTCTCATATAAAGTTAGCAATAAATTTGTACCCGAAGTGTGGAACAATTTATTTTATTGTTTAACAGGAGAATCACTCTGTATTAATAGCCAACACAACAAATATGTTAATGGTATTACCATTTCACCAAAAAAAAACTTTTGTATTATAAAAATTTGGCTAGCAGACACCAGCATTCAAGACCCTAATAGTGTAATTAATATTTCTAACTTATCAAAACAAGGTTGTTTATTTAAAAAACACGCTCCTGAGTTTTAATTTTTATTCATTGCATCATCTAATGGAATGAAAAATTTAGTTTCATCCAAATAACAACAAATAAATACGATGTATTCTACTATGTATTGTTTGGTATTGTAACTAAGCATAAATATATACATAATTGTCTATATATTTATTTTATTTTTTAAACGTTATTAGCATTGTAAATACGATTTGCTTGATTATTTACACGAATAAAACTTGCATTATCTTTAATTTCATTTATAACATTAGCACCTATATATGTCATTGTTGAGCGTATACCACCTAAAATATTTTGAATAGTATTTGTTACTGGACCACGATGTTTTATTTTTACACACTTTCCTTCTGCACTTCGATATTTTGATACACTACCATAATATTTATTCATTGCATTTAAAGAACTCATACCATAAAATATTTTATATACTATCCCGTTTTCTTCTAATATTTCACCAGCACATTCATTATGTCCTGCAAACATTCCACCAGACATTACAAAATCTGCACCTGCACCATATGCTTTACTAAAATCACCTGGTTGTTGAATTCCACCATCTGATATTATATAACAATCATCTGGTATATGAGGACGCGTGTCAGCTATACAACTCAATTGTGGATAACCTATTCCGGTTTGTAATCTGGTAGTACATACACTACCCGAACCTATACCCATTTTTACTATATCTACACCTGAATCATAATATTTATTTACTATTTCAGGTGTTACTACATTACCTACAATTAATGTTATATCTGGGTATTGACTTCTTATTTTTGCAATAGTATTAAAAATGTTAGACAAATAACCATTTGCTACATCTAAACAAATGAAATAAGGATTTAATTCTTTTATTAAACTATCTAAATTCTTTAAATCTATTTCACGCATACCACAAGATACAGCACAATATTCGGGATTTAATCCTTTATCTTTAATGTCAACAGCTGTATAAAATTTATGCAAACAAGTTATTATCTTGTGTTGTTGCATTTCAATAGCCATTTCTATAGTTCCTGTTGTATCCATATTAGCTACCATAATAGGGACACCAGTCCATGTTTTACCACTATGCTTAAAAGTTATTGTTCTTTCTAAGGAAACATCATTTCTGGATTTTAAATTATTTTCTTTTGGTAAAAGTAATACATCTGTAAAATCTAATTTTACATCATCTTGGATATTCATATTCCACCTTATATATCAACATATATCATTTTTATATTCTTTATTACAAAATTGAAAAATAATTATATTTGTATATAAGATAACATAATAATGAAGTGCGAAACTAAGTATATAGCGCCACTTGGTATTGATATTCAATTTAAAATTGGAAAAGATGCTAAAGATAACTTTATTGTTATTGACTCTTCTAATTTAAATGATATATGGTTTCATATACAAGATAATTCTTCCTGCCATGTAGTTGCATCCATTCCAGAAGATATTGAATTTGATAAAAAACAATTATCATATATTATTAAACAAGGTGCTATTTTATGCAAACAATATTCTAGATATAAATCACAAAAAAATGTAAATATCACATATACTTACATTAAAAATATTGAAAAAACTAACATACCTGGTATGGTTACTATAAATAATAATAAAATTATCAAAATTTAATAATTATTTATGAAGGTGGTAATGGAGCTAAACACAACATAATAGAACCTAAAGATGCTACATCATATCTTACTATTAATGGTAAATCATTTCCTAAGTACATCTCTAAATGAGTACATAATGGAGTACATTTAATAAAATGACTTAAACTTTTCAATGAGAATTCACCTTGTATTACAATCGATGCATCCTTTTTTTGTATAAATTCCATATTTCCATCACTTTCTGAGCGATATATTTTTGAACTAGCAAAATTACCTTCACACGAAAATATCAAATCATTTCCTACTGATTTGATTTCTATACGGTCTGATATTCCGTTTAAATCACGAATTATCTTTTGAAAGTCACTTGTTGGTAAATTAATTACAGTTGAATATTCTACATCTGGTACAACTAGTTCCTCCATATCTGGATCTATTAGACGTAATTTTTGATTATAACATTGTTTTATATCACCATTATCATATTGTAACCCTAAGTGAGATACGATTCCATCATGATAATCATTTTTATCAATATACATTGATAATGTATCATCATTTGACATTGTTGATATTAATTTAAACAAATGCAATGTATTCGCACATACTATTATTTTTTCTGGATTACAATCATAATACTCAAATTTAGTTGAGTTTAGAGATACATTTACTAATATTGTATGAGTTTTATCAAAATTATTTATTTTCATTCCATCTTTTGTAAAAATAATAGTTGCATCTGTTAAAATATCTTTTATTGCTGTTATCATATTACGAATTGGTTGAATTTGTACGGTTTTAATTGTCATTACATTATTTTCTTCATTCATAGTCTAATATTTCACTAATATTATTATTATGCGTTTGTTTTTATATTTAATTAGCTATAATTGTATTTTTACAAATTAAACGCAGTTGTTATATAATTATATTTAAGCTATTGCCACTTTTTTCATAACCAGTTTAGGAATTATACCATTTTGTTATTGTACTAATTATATTTTATATGAATAATATATAATTATTTAGTATATATAATGGCCACACAATTAAATACAACAAATTACTCAAAATTGAATACTGATATAACAGACATTATGCGTTCTGGCTCATACTCTGGTGTTAATATAAATATATATACCGACGCTGGTGCAACTACATTTGCAGTTGACGGTGCCGCACCTATTGAAAATAAAAAAATTAGTAAAATTAATACTACTGGTTCATACACTATTACTGCCACAAATCAATTTGTTAACGCTAATATTGAAGTTATATTTAATGATGGTTCTTTCATTAAATCTGTAGATAATGTTGATGAGTACTGGTACACAGTTGAAGGCATTCCTTTCACGCATCGAAAATTTTAAAAAATATTTTATTAATAATTTTTCTAAATATTACTAATAATTTACTCGATTCCATCTACACCATTTCGTAAAATATATTTTCCTACATATACTGGTTCTCCTATTCCTTTTTGAGCTTGCATAAAACTTGTTAAATCATATAATTCATTTGTTCGAGGATTTAATGCATAATCTACACCATCTATACGTTTTCTCTTTCCTTTCCAAGTTATTACTTTTGTATCTAAACCTTCTTTTATATTTATGTCCTTTTCAAATGTAGGATATGATGAAAAATTATTGGATTCTACAAGACCATGACCATAACATACATATTGTTCTTCGTCATTTGATGTTTTTAATGATGAATATATATTACAATCTATTGCTGTTTCTTTTACTGCGCGTAATAACTCATTATTTATACGCTGTTTTAAACTTGCTATTTCATATAAAGTTTCATCAGTTGTTACTGCTGTGTTTTTATCTATTCTACTTACATCACGAATACGTAATTCTATATTTTCTTTATTTGTTTTTTGATCTTCGCTTAAAGTTGATATATATAAAAATACTTTCACTGTTCTTAGTTCTTCAGGTAAATCTTGATGACTACATATACGACGAGCACGTCCTACTACTTGTTCTACACGAACCATATGCCAATATGGCTCCACTATATGTACGAAACGAGTATTTTTTAAGTTAATACCTTCTGCACCAGAGGACGTAATCATTATCATTTTTATTACATCACCATATATGTTATTATCCGCGTGTTTTTGTAATTCTTCTACTATTTCTTGACCTACAAATTCCCAAGCTCCATTATATACATTTCGTATTATCTCTTTCTCTTCGTTACTTTCTGTTCCTGTATATAATACAAATTTTGGCTTTTCCATATCTTCTTCGGCTATATCTAACATCCAACGTTCTCCTTGTTTCTTTATTTTAAATTCTGCCATTCCATTTGCTAATAGTATTAATCGCATTATTCCTATTCCTTCTAATGTACGAAAATGACTATAAAACAAGTGAAGTCCCTTATTTTCTTCATCTAATATATTTTCTAATACTTTTTCAAATTTTGGACTTATATTACTTAAACTTTCAGGATTTAAATATTTACTCTTTCCATTCTCTTTCTCATTTAATTCTTCGAGTGCATTTTCTATTCTCTTTGCATATGTATTATCAACATCTATTTGTTCTTCTTCTTCATCACTTTTTGTTTCTTTTACTGTTTTTACATTGTCTAATTGATTTTCTGTTAGTTCAGTTGTTTCCTTTTTATCTGGTATTGGTCTTTCTATTCCTGATGGAAAGGTAAAATTACAAGCTGCACGAGAAAATATACGATATGTTGAAGATACATTAAATAAATCATCTTTATTTCTTTGCATTCTCTTCATCGTTTGAGTACTTTTTTCTCTATCTGCTTCTTCTTTTCTTATTTTCTCATATATACTGAATTGATGAGTTGTCATTGGACTTTTTACTATATGATATAAATCATTTTCATCAGTTTTTACTATTTTTGGTAATAATTCTTCTTGAGCACTACGGAAATATGATGTTAAACCTAATATGCGACGTTGAAATGTATTTGTATTTTTCATATGACCGGAATCTTCATCTATAAAATATTTAAAAAAATCATCCTTTTTATCTGGTAATGCCAAATTATTTATTTCCTCGATTTGTTTTTCTTTTACAATTACTTTATTCTTATCACTTTTTAATATTCTTAATACCTCATTTATAAAATCCGTGTCTGTTATATTACCATTTTCATTTAATTGTACTCCATTATATCTCTCAAATGCTTCAGTTTCACCTCCATATTGAATTCGTCTTGTTGTATTATTACCACCCTTTTTCTTATTTATTACTTTTCTTGTTCCTTTTAATGCACCACGTTTCTTTATATTTACAAATCCAAATGGATTACGAGTTATTGTTAACTTATTATCACTATAATCTATGTAATCATATGTTTTTAATTTGGCTTCTTCAAACATATTCATAATTGTATCTTTATTTAATTTATCAGTTTTTTCCCACGAAATTGGTATAGTCCAAGACTTTATATATCCACGAAGAATGTTATACAATATTGCTATTTCATTTGGATAATTTATAATTGGAGTTCCTGTTAATAATACTATTTTTGCATTTTTTGCATTCAGTAAATAATGATACAATTTATAAGAATGCGATGTAGAATCTTGTAATTTATTTACTATTCTACTTACAAAATTATGAGCTTCATCTATTATTACTACACCATTATCAAATGGATTTCTTGTATAATCTCCGGTTAATTCTATCATTTTTGCTTTATTCATACCATTGTAGTTTATATCTGTATATTTACTACGAATCATTACATTCAACTGATCGTCTATCTGTTTTTGTTCTATGGTTTCCAAATTTGTGTAATTTGGCTCTTTATTTATATTTACTAACCACGCACCATTTGCTGATTTTATATATTCACTTGATAATGATAATGCTCTTGATAATATACCCAAATATTCTGGATTTCCATCTATACTTATAAATTCCCAATATTGATTCTTTTTATATATCTCATCTCCACATTTCTTCATTTCACTAAAATAATTCATTTTTAATGATGCTGGTGTTAATATAAATACACGTTTATCTGATTTCATTCCCTCTGCAATTGCTATTGAAGAACACGTTTTTCCGGAACCTAATCCATGATATAATAATAAACCTCTATAAGGAGTATACAAATTCAAATAATCACGAACTATTTTTTGGTGTGTTAATAAATCAAAATTGTTACTTTGACTACGATTATCACAAGATATATTTGTTGTTGTATCTAATAATTCCTTCTTATATGGAGCAAATATTTCTGCTAATTTTTGCATATAGATTTTTCTATTATTCATATAATATGATGAAGCCTTTATTATTACCTTCTCTCTTTCTTTTGGTAATCTATCACTTACTTTTTGATCTCGAATTACTGCTGTTGTTAAATCTACTCCTTTCAATACCTCTGTTGGTGCGTTTTTTATTTTTAATTTTCTCACCTTCTTTTCTATTGGTTTTGGAATTTCCTCTTCTTTTTCTTCTATATCTTCCATATCTTCCTCTATTAATAATCGGGATTCATCAGTTGGAATTTTCTTTATTACATCTCTTTTTATTGGCTTACTTAATTCTTTATTTGTTAATATTGGCATTATATCATCTTGTTTTTTCTCTTCTGTTTCATCTATTACTATACCCAATTTATTATCTTGAATTCTCTTTATTATTGCTAATCTATCTAACATACTACTACTACGTTTATCTACTAACTTAAAAGGTATTTGTCTTTCTTCTACTTCTTTTATTTCATCCACCTCATCTAGTTCTTCATTATCATCAACATCACTATCCAACTCTTCCTTATTATCAACTTTCACATCTAATTCTTCTTTCTTTTTTATTAATTTTACTCTTACATCATTAAATGTTTTTGGTATTGGACGTTTTTCTAAGAATTCGTCTAAACGTTGATATGGTATATTACTCATAATTTACTACAAATATATTATATTGTTATAAAATATATTTAAGTTCCACAATACCTAATTAGTTATTTTTATTCACAAATAATTCTTTTGCTAAGGTTTTTACTATTTTATTATCTAATTTTATTTGTTCATCCTCTACATCACCTAATATTGCTC